AAACATTTCCTGCGGTTCGTAGTTCTGTTATGCGTGATTTTTTAGATATATTGAAATTATATAAATCTTATTCAGAAGAAAATCATAATAAATCTAATCACGAATATAAGCTAAACGGAAACCTTATTGAGTTTATATCTTTAGACCAACCACAAAAGGTAAGAGGTAGAAAAAGAAATCTACTATTTATAAATGAAGCAAATGAATTAGATTACGAAGATTGGCAACAGTTAATATTTAGAACAGAAGATAAAATAATTCTTGACTTTAATCCATCAGATGAATACCATTGGATTTATGACAAGGTAATACCAAGAGAAGATGCCGATTTTTATATTACTACTTATTTGGATAATAGCTTCCTTAATAAAAGCATTACAGAGGAAATAGAACGTTTAAAAGAAACAGATGAAACCTATTGGCAAATTTATGGATTAGGTTTAAAAGGTGTATCTAAAGCTACTATATTTAATTACACAGAAGTAAACCACATACCACACGATGCTGAATTTATAAGTTACGGAGCAGATGCAGGTTATTCTAATGACCCTACAACATTAGTTTCTGTTTACAAGAAAGAACACAACCTCTACATAAAAGAACATATATACCAAACACAGATGACTACCTACGATATTAGTAGGAAATGGAAAGACATAGGTATTGAAAGAGAATTGATTTACTTTGATAGTGCTGAACCAAGATTGATTGAGGAACTGCGTAGAATGGGTTTTAACGTAAGACCAAGTTTAAAAGGTGCTGATAGTATCAACGCAGGTATAGACCTCTTAAAACGCTTTAAAATACACATAGAGAAAGATAGTCATAATTGCATACAAGAGTTTAGAAACTACAAATGGCAAGAGGATAGAAGTGGTAAGATGATAAACAAACCAATAGACAAAAATAACCACACGATTGATGCAGTCAGATACGCAACTTATTCTGTATTGAGTAAACCTAACTTTGGTAAATACGCTATTATTTAAAAATAATTAACTTTTTTTGTTAATAAGTTTGGCAGTTACATTTATTTGTTTTATATTTGTAGTGTAATTAAAAACAAAGACAAAATGATAACAAGACAGATTTTAGAATTTATTAAAGAACAATTAGATTTAGATATTGACAGAGATGAGGTTAAAGAGATTGAAAATCAATTAAATTCAGAGAATGATTTTTATACTGATATTGATGGATGTCAATATAGATTTATACACGAGGATATTATCTGGGACACTTATGTAGAAGAAATTAAACAAATTACGGAAGATTGTTATGATATTAAAGCACCACACTGGCTATCTATTGATTGGGAAGAAACCGCAGAAAACTGTTTTGTAGATGGATATGGTCATACTTTTTCTCATTATGATGGTAGTGAGGAAGAATGTATGTTTGGAGAAGAAAATTATTATATTTTTAGAACCTACTAAAGTAATAAAACAACCAACTAAATAATTAACCTTTACAGAGATGTAAGGGTTTTTTTGTACCTTGTAATAAAATATTTAAAAACTAACTATATACTTATATGAAAGTTGAATTAATAGTACCTAATAACTTAAATGAGGTTACACTTGGGCAATACCAAGAGTACATAAAGTTAAAAGATTTATCAGAAACAGAACTATCTCTAAAGATGATTGAGATATTTTGTAAACTAAATTCTGAACAAGTAAGATACTTAAAAGCTACTGATGTTAGAAACGTTGTAAGTATTATAGCTGAAATGTTTGATAGTAAACCAAGTTTAGTAAATACGTTTAAAATAGATGGTATTGAATATGGGTTTATTCCTAACCTTGACGAAATGAGTTTTGGAGAGTACATTGATTTAGATACTTACATAGGGGATTGGGATAATATAGAAAAAGCAATGGGGGTTCTTTACAGACCAGTAGAAATAAGAAAGGGTAACAGATACCACATAAAAGAATATGAAGCAGGAGAAACAGAGCATTTAAAAGCAATGCCATTAGATGCAGTATTGGGGTCTATCCTTTTTTTTTATCGTTTAGGGAACGACTTGTGCAGAATTATGATGAACTCTTTGGGGGATACGGAGATGCAGGACTTACAAGCACATCTCAATTCGGAAGTAAATGGGGATGGTATTCAAGTGTTTACGCACTCGCTAAATCAGATATTAGACGATTTGAAGATATCACTAAATTAAAGATGCACGAATGTTTAATGTTCTTGACATTTGAAAAAGAGAAAAACGAATTAGAAGCAAAACAAATAAAAAAGAAATTTTAGATGCAAGGGATTAGAGGATTTTACCAACTTACCGAAACTATAAAAGACCAATTACTGAATGATGTAAATGTCAATACAGTAACAACTGGAGATATAACAGAAATAGATTTATCTAAACAAACTATATTTCCTTTATCACATATTATTGTAAACAACGTAATTACAGAGGAACAGTATTTATCTTTTAACCTTACTGTTATGGCAATGGATATTGTAGATGAAAGCAAAGAACCTACAACGGATATATTTAGAGGCAATGATAATGAGCAAGATGTTTTAAATACTCAATTAGCAGTACTGAACAGATTGACAATGTTATTAAGAAAAGGAAACTTGCATAGTGATTTATACCAATTAGACGGTACACCAAACTGTGAGCCATTTTATGAAAGGTTTGAAAACAAGTTAGCAGGTTGGGCTTGTACCTTTGATGTATTTATACAAAACGATATTAATATATGCAGTTAAAAGAAACACAGAAGGCTCTAAATTCTTTTGCTAAATATGTTATACAACAAAGTAGAACTAATTTAACTAAAGGCAAAAAGAACGCTTCTAAAGAACTTTATAACAGTTTAGATTCTGATATAAAGGTTTCTAAAAATAGCTTTCAATTAAGCTTCCTAATGGAAGAATATGGAGTGTTTCAAGACAAGGGTGTAAGTGGTAAAGAAAAGAAATACAATACACCTTTTAAATACACAAATAAAAAACCTCCTGCAAGTGCATTCAGTCAGTGGGTTATAAGAAAAGGATTAAAAGGGACAAGAGATAAAAAAGGTAGGTTTATAAGTAGAAAGGGTTTACAGTTTGCAATAGCTAATACTGTATTTAAAAAAGGAATTAAACCAAGTTTGTTCTTTACCAAACCATTTGAGAAAGCATTTAAGAACTTGCCTAAAGAGTTAGTAGAATCATTTGCTTTAGATGTAGAGCAATTAATAAAAACAACAGTAAACAATAAATAATGGCAATACAAACAAGAAGTCCACATTTTGAAACTTTACCGTATTCTGGTATATCTTATGGTATAATGCAGATATACATTTGGACTGGAGATAAAACAAGTGTACCATCAACAGCTATATATACTTTAAGAAAATCAGCAGATACATCAAGCGGACTACCGAGAGTAACATTTGAAACAGCTGAACTAATAAGAGATTATTTAGATGTAACATTTGATGGGGATTATAGCGGTCAAGGTGTATGGGTTAAACATACATTAACTGTTTACAATTCATCTAATGCAGTTTTAGGAACAAACAGTACAACTGATATTGCTTTTGATGGATATAATTATTTTGAGGAATCAAGTACTTCTTACCCTATAATGATTACAAATAGAAAGCTATTTGTTTTAGATGATAATGCTTTTAGAATTCCTATTTACACAGAATCAAGTCCAACAGTTACATTCTTAAAAGACAATGAAATTGTGGCTACTCAAACATTTACAGCAAGTAATCAAAGTTCAGAGCAAATAAAATATGTTTCCATATATGGAAACTCTACTAATTGGGATTCATTTAAAGAAAGGGTTTTAGAAAGTGGTGGTACAAGTTTTGAAACCAACAAATGTTTACAGGCTTATTTTAATCAATATTCAGTAGGAGCAATAGATAAAATAGTTGTATCGGATAGTAATGGTATTCAAACTATTAATGTAGAAGCTTTACAAGAATGTAAATACGAACCTAAAAAAGTAACGTTCGTAAACAAGTTCGGTTCTTTACAAGATATGTATTTCTTTAAAAAGTTAGTTAAGAAAATGAACGTTAAAAAAGAATCTTATAAATCAAATATATTAAATCAATTTACATATAGTAGTAATAATCACGTTTACAGAGATTTTAATGTAGTAGGTAAAGAATCTATTACATTAAGCAGTGGTTTTTTAAGTGAAGAATACAACGAAGTATTTAAACAAATGATGCTATCTGAAAGGGTATGGATTACTAATATAAATGATGATGGAGAACAAGTTTTACCTATCAATGTTAAGACATCAAACATTACTTATAAGACATCTTTAAATGACAAGTTAGTGGAATATACATTTGACTTTGATAATTCCTTTAATGTAATAAACGATATTCGATAGATGCAGAAAATACAGTTGTACATAGAGGGTCAAAGAGTTGATATGTTTGACGATGAAAGCGTTGTTATTACTCAAACGATAAAAAATTTAAAAGACATCGGTAAAATATTTACTGACTTTACAAGAACGTTTAGTTTACCTGCAACTAAAATAAACAACAAAATATTTAAACACTATTATAATTATCACATTCAAGATGGTTTTGATGCGAGAGTAAGAGTTGCTGCTAACATAGAATTAAACACTTTACCTTTTACAGATGGTAGAGTAAAATTAGAGGGAGTTGATTTAAAGGATAATAAACCACATACATATAAGATTACATTCTTTGGTAGTACAGTTACCTTAAAAGATTTAGTGGGAGATGATAGTTTGTCTGGTTTACCATTTCCAACATCTTTGAATAAAACATACGATGCAGCAAGTGTAAAAGCTGCTTTACAAGTAAACCCAGCTACAAACGATATAATAGTACCATTAATTACACACACACAAATATTAACCTATAATTCACATAGTTCAGCAAATGATGCTGGAAATGTTGCTTGGGATAATGGGAATGTAAAAGGAGTATTATATTCGGATTTAAAATACGCTATTCGTTTACATAAAATTATTGAGGTTATTGAAACAAAATACTCAATTACATTTAGCAATGATTTCTTTGTTTCTACAAATTTACCTTATTATAATTTGTTTATGTGGTTACACAGAAAAAAAGGAAAGGTAGAAAATTTAAGCGGATTAAACGAAAGTTTAATAGATGGTTTTACAAATGGTGCTGATGCGAATACTAACTCTTTGATGTTTGACAATGCATTGGAATTAACTTTATATTCTCCATCTCCATTCACTTATTCAGATATAAGACTTAACAGTACTTCAACAAGTACAAATCCTTATAGAATTTCAATTAGAAAAAATGGTGTTGAGGTTGCTAATAGTGGGGACATTACATCTGGCTCACAAGCTATTACAAGTGTACCATCTGATGAGATAGAAGAAGGTGCTCTTTATACTGCATTTATTCAGTCTGAATTTAGTTTGACATTTTCAGATATTCGTTTTGAAGTAATAAAATATGATAATACAGACCCATTAAATCCAATCATATACACAAAAAATTACACAATAACCAATTATTCTTATACAAGTTCATTTGAATTTGATATTGCACAACAGATACCAGATATAAAAGTGATTGACTTTTTGAGTGGATTGTTTAAAATGTTTAATCTTACAGCTTATGTTGATGACATTACAAATGAAATAGTGGTAAAGACATTGGATAGTTTTTACAGTGGTGGTTCTTCTTATGACATAACTAAATATATTGATGTTAGTAAAAGTCAAGTAAACATAGCTTTACCATACCGAGAAATAAATTTCCAACACGAAGATACTGAAACATTTTTAGCTGCATTTCATAAACAGAAATTTGGTAAAACGTGGGGTAAATCAGAATACACTGGTTCAAAGAAATTAGATGGTGGTATTTATGATATTAAAACTCCTTTTTCACAGATGAAATACGAAAGGTTAATTGATGAAAATACTGGCAATCATACATCTGTACAAGTTGGTTGGTTTGTTGATGACAATCAAGAATCTTATGTTGGAAAACCTTTGTTGTTTTATGCTATAAGACAATTAAATCAAGATTCTATTGCTTTTTTAAATTCTGAAACAAATCAAGAAAAATTAGATAATTATATTATTCCAACAAATAGTGTAGCATTATCATCTTCAACAAGTTCATATAATATGAATTTCTTTGCAGAACAAAACGAGTATGCTTTTTTTAATACACCTCCAGATACTGGATTTACAAATACATTATTCCAAGCATATTATAGTAATTATATAGAAAGTGTCTTTAATGAATCAAATAGAATTACGAAAGTTACCGCTTATTTACCTTTAAGAATATTACTTAATTATACGTTGGCAGATAGATTTGTAATAGGTGGGAATAGCTACAAAATAAACTCAATAAAAACTAATTTAAAAAATGGTAAATCTGACATAGAGTTACTGAACGATTTATGATAGAAAATATATTAGAATTATTAAAACACGCAAACGGAGAAACCGAAAATATACGTATTGCACAAGGCAAGAATAAATTGCCTATTAGTTTAAAGGATGGGTATAAAGCACTTAAACAAGAAATAAAATGGCAGAAAAAGTAATAATTGATTTAGAAGTAAAATCAAATAAAGGTGTTAAGAATGTTGAAAAACTAAACACAGAGATTTCTAAAACTAATAAAGAGGTTAAGAAAACTAATGAAGAACTTGCAGGAGCATCGAATAGTTTAGATAAATTTAGTGGTGGTGCAGTTAGTAAGATTAAGAACTTTGGTAGTTCTATAAAAGGATTGACAACTGGTTTTAAATCTTTAAGGGTTGCAATTATCGGTACTGGTATTGGTGCATTACTTATTGCTTTAGTTTCTTTAAGAGCAGCGTTTACAAGTTCGGAGGAGGGACAAAATAAGTTTGCTAAATTGATGGGTATTATCGGTTCTGTTACTGGTAACCTTGTTGATATGTTGGCAAATTTAGGCGAGGGAATAATAAATGCATTCACTAACCCTAAACAAGCATTAATAGATTTTAAAAACTTAATTGTAGAAAATATTACAAATAGGTTTAATGCTATTATAGATACTTTAGGGTTTTTAGGTAGTGCATTTAAAAAAGTATTTAGTGGAGATTTTAAAGGTGCTTTAGAAGATGCAAAGTCAGCAGGGAGTTCTTATATAGATTCTTTGACTGGTGTTGAAGATAGTATCAATAAAGTAACAGAAGCAACTAAAGGACTTGTAACAGAGTTAAAAGAAGAAGCAAGAATAGCAGGGCAAATAGCAGACCAACGTGCAAAAGCTGATAAATTAGAAAGAAGTTTAATTGTAGAGAGAGCAGAGGCAAATCGAAAACGAGCGGAATTACTTGACAAGGCAGCTAATAAAGAAAAGTTTACTGCACAAGAAAGAATTGAATTTTTAACAGAAGCAGGAAAGATAGAGGAAGATATAACAAAAAAAGAAATAGAATCAGCAAGGTTAAGATTTGAGGCAAAAGTCGAAGAAAACAAATTATCAAAATCAACAAAAGAAGATTTAGATGAAGAAGCAAATTTAAAAGCAAGATTAATAGATTTAGAAACTGCAAGATTAACAAAAGCTAAACTTGTAACATCTCAAATTGTAGCAGCAAAAAGAGAAGAAAAAGCAAGGTTAAAAGCTGTTGAAGATGAAGAAAAATTAAGAAAAGAAGAAGAACAGAAGATACAAGATGAAAAAGATACTGAAAGAAAAAAGGTATTAGAAGAAGCAGAAAAAGAAAGATTACGAAAAATAAAAGAAAACGCAGATGAAGAATTAAGAATTGCAAGAATACTTGTAGAACAAAAGAAAGCATTACAAGATGCAAACCTAAATAATATAGCAGGGGGTTTTGCATTACTTGGCAAGATAGCAGGAGATAATAAAGCGTTACAAGCAGCGGCTATAATTGGAGAAAGTGCGGTAGCAATAGCAAGAACAATAATACAAACACAAGCATCAAACGCAGCTACAATAGCACAAGGTGCTGCATTGGCTATTCCAACAGCAGGAGCTTCGGTTGCCTTTGCTACAAAATTAGTTGCTGCTAATAAAATCGCAGCAGGAATAAGTATTGCTACAAATATAGCTGCAACTGCAAAAGGATTAAGTGGGTTAAAAGCAGGTGGTTCTCCCCCATCTCCATCCCCTAACCCATCAACTGGCGGTAGCGGTGGTGGTGGCTCAATACCCCCATCTTTTAACGTAGTAGGTGCAAGTGATACAAATCAATTAGCAGAAGCAATCGGTGGGCAAACACAAAAACCAGTACAAGCATTTGTAGTATCAAATGACGTTAGTACTGCACAAGAAATGGATAGAAATATCATAGAGGGTGCATCTATTGGATAAAAGGCAAAATAAAAAAAATATAACTATATACAAATATGAATATAATTGAGTTAATATTAGATGAGGAAAATAATGAAATAGGAATTGAAGCAATTAGCGTTGTAGAGAATCCTGCTATTGAAGAAGATTTTATTGCCTTAAATAGTAACATTATAGAATTAGCAGAAGCAGATAAAGAAAAAAAACTACTTGTAGGTGCTTTATTAATACCTAACAAACCTATATATAGAAGAAGTGGAGATGAGGAGTATTATATATACTTTTCAAAAGATACCGTTGTAAAAGCTTCACAAATGTATTTACAGAATGGTAATCAGAGTAAAGCTACTTTAGAACACGACCACGAAATTAATGGACTTACTCTTGTAGAAAGTTGGATAGTTGAAGATGAAGTACACGATAAATCAAGAAAGTTTGGTATGAATGTACCAGTCGGAACTTGGATGGGTTCTGTTAAGGTAAACAATGATGAGGTTTGGAATGACTTTGTAAAAACTGGAAAGGTAAAAGGATTCTCTATTGAGGGATACTTTGCTGACAGAATGGAAAGACCTAAAGAAGGGCTAAAAGAATATCCTCATATTATGTATAATCCTAAAAATGGGGAAAGCATTACAATAAATACTAAAGAAGAACACGATAAATATACTAAAAAAGGTTGGGTACATAATAAACCAAGTAAATACAAAGAAATTATACAAGAGGAATTATCTCAAATTGAAGAAGCAGAAGCAGAGTTTATGTTATCTCAAATAAAGGCAGTTATCAAAAACGATAAACGACTTAAAAAAGGTAAGAGAACGGAAATGGAGAGTTTTTCTGACTATCCACAATCTGTAAGTAATAATGCTAAAAGAGGCATTGAACTAAACAAGAAAGTAAACAACAAATGTGCTACACAAGTTGGTAAAGTAAGAGCACAACAATTAGCAGACAGAAAGCCAATAAGTATGGAAACTATAAAACGTATGTTTTCTTATTTAAGTAGAGCGGAAGAATTTTATGATGGTAGTGATACGGAAGCGTGTGGAACTATATCTTATTTATT